TAACACACACTTTATAAAGAAAGTCAAGCATTAAATTGCCCCATATTGGTGCAATAAAGTTATGGACACAAAGTGTCCCATGCTGTACCATAGGGGGTGGGGGCCAAAATAGGTGTGGGAGGTGTTTGAATCCCCAACCCTCTAGTTAACATCCAATTTGAGTTGTACACTTTTTAACCAGTAAGTACTTTTAGTAGTTACACCTATTATTTTTACTAGGGGGGGTGCTTTATATATCAAATCTGATATAATTACCTATGGGGGTAGATTTTTTAAAAAATCTTCTAAAAGGGTATTGACAAGATAGTAAATTTATGCTAAACTATAGGTGAGATATAAGCGATTAAGATCGCATCGATAACAACATAGAAATATATTACATATATAGAAATTACCTACTAACAACATCTCACCAATACTTTCACATTCCAAAAGCAGACAACTCTGTCCTGCTGAGGACTTCAGGTTTTGCCTACTGCCTATTAGAAATCCTTTGTTATCTGGCTAGGTTTTTTGTTTGTTACAACCTAGCCGAGAGGAAGAGGAGTCTACCTCGTAGCACCGAAGGGCGTAAAGAGATTAGGGGGCCGGGGAAAATAATTTGGGTTAGGGGGTTGACAAGCCCCTAAATGTATGATACACTATAGGTGAAGAATAGGAAAAATTCTATGGATTTCATTCTCAGTCTAGCACTAGCGACTTGCGCCAAAGCGCCTGATACTTGCTCCTTTGAGGAGTTGGATCAGGGTTTAACGCTTGTGACTGTTTGTGATCTAGCACCTGAGAAGAACGGGGAACCTGCTGAGTTTATGGCGAAGCTACCTGACGGGATTCACTACTTCACCTTGGTACCTAGTTGTGAAGATGTCTGAAGATAAGGATTCTGTAGAGAGTCTAGGCGAGGAAGCTCCGTTTAAGATCAAGGAAATCTTGGAAGGGGACTACTTGCCAGCCAAGCCAAAGAAGGCGGGACGACCCGTAGGTTCGACCAAGGAGCAGAGCTTTCCAGCTCGGGGCGCAGGCAAGAGGCACGAACCCAACGACGTACAGCGTCAGACGGTGATGATGCACGTCTTGCTTGGTACACCTAAACAACAGATCGCTAAGTTGTTGGGTATCACCCTTCCTACGTTGAAGAAGAACTACAAAGAAGAGATTGACATGGGCCAGAGCAAGGCCAACGCAACCGTTGCGGGCAAGCTCTACAACAAGGCAGTCAACTCCAACGACACCACGGCACAGATTTTCTGGTTGAAGACACAGGCTGGGTGGAACGAGCAGCAGAACATCAAGTGGGAAGCTGACCCGAACGCCAACACCCCGGTCAACAAGGTACAGATCGAAGTCATCGGAGACGCTAAGAAGAAAGAGGACTAGGCTAGAGTGGACTTGCAAATTAAGGCAACGGGGCCACAAGCTGAGTTCTTGCAAATGAAAAAGCGCTACCGCTTGTTCTGTGCAGGTTACGGGGCAGGGAAGTCAGAGGCGATGATCTACGCGGCGATTATTGATGCCGCCACAGCGCCCGACTCCTTGATCGCTTGTTACCAACCCTCCTACGACTTGGTTAAGTTGATTACGGCAAGCCGGATCACCGAGAAGTTGACTGAGCTAGGGGTTAGCTACAAGTACAACAAACAAGACAACATGGTCTACACCACTTCCTCGGGGTGGGGCGACTTTGTTTTTCGCAGCCTAGATAACCCAAACCGGATTGTGGGCTACGAGTCTTACACCGCACACGTTGATGAGATTGACACCTTGCCACCCGGACACGCCGAAGAGGCTTGGAACAAGGTCATCGGTCGTAACCGACAAAAGCCAGAGCGGGTGCCAGAGCCAAACAATCAGGCGAGCGCGTACACCACACCAGAGGGCTTTAAGTTTGCTCACTGGCGCTGGGTTCAACACGCGAACGACGACTACGGGATAGTACAGGCTCCCTCCTATTCCAACCCTTATCTGCCAGATGGATATGTCCAGTCGCTACGAGACTCCTACCCGGAAGCTCTCGCAGAAGCCTACATCGAAGGGCGTTTTGTTAACTTATCTTCTGGCACCGTTTACTGTAACTTCCACCGACTTCACTGCCAGTCAGATGAGTCCATTGACCGAGGCGAGCGGCTATATGTGGGTATGGACTTCAACGTCGGAAAGATGGCTGCTGTCGTGTTTGTTAAACGAGGGGAAGTCTTCCACGCCGTCGAAGAGCTTGTCGATATGTACGACACGCCGTCGATGGCTGACGCGCTTAAAGAGCGGTTTCCAGAACATACCATCGTTGTCTACCCAGACGCTTCGGGAACTAGCCGAAAATCAGTAGACGCTTCACGCTCGGACTTGGCGATTCTACGTCAAGCGGGTTTCAACATTAGAGCGCCGCGAAAGAATCCGGCCATCAAGGATCGGATCAACGCATCAAACGCAGCCTTCTCACAAGGCCGAGTAAAGGTTAACCCTAGGAAGTGCTCAGAACTTGTTAAGTGTCTTGAGCAACAGGCTTACGATAAGAATGGCTACCCGGACAAGCAAGGCGGTTTCGACCACATCAACGACGCAGCAAGCTATCTGATGAGCTACGAGCTACCAGTAGTTAAGCCTGTCTCCGATGTGCGAATCGCCTTCGCAATGTAAGGAATGGAGAATAAGTGAGCGTCAAGACTCTACACCCTGACTATCAGATTAACAGTCCTAAGTGGCGGCTTGTCCGAGACGTTGTTGACGGCGAACAGACTGTTAAAGCGTATCCTCAACGCTACCTACCGGAGTTTACGCCAAAAGACACTGAGCGCTACAAGCGCTACGTTGAACGGGCTTATCTCTTAAACGTCACAGGCCGCACACGCTCGGCCCTTTCTGGCATGGTCTTCCGTCGTGATCCGATGGTTGAGATGCCAGACGAAATGCGTGAGATCATTTACAACGCAGACGGAGCGGGTAACTCGCTCATGCACCTAGCCAAAGAAGGGCTAGGCTCTGTGTTAGATACTGGGCGTCACATCTACCTCGTAGATTACCCAGACATCGACGATAGCATTGATTACGAGACAGAGCAGAACATTGGCGCACGTCCGGTTATCCTGAGCTACTACGCAGAAGCTCTAATCAACTGGAAATATGAGATCGTCAACGGACGGCGCGTACTCACTTTGGCGGTGATCGTAGAACTTGTACAAGATGATGTCATCTCAAACGAGTTCGATCACGATGTGGTCAAGAACTACCGAGTTCTTCGGCTACGGGATGGGGTTTACACTCACCAAGTCTACGATGACGGTGGGCAACCCAAAACGGAAGAGCGCATTGTACGCATGGCAGGCGGTGAGTCTTTTGACCACATTCCGCTGCACATTCCCGGCGCTAACAACAACCGTCCCGACATTGACCACGCGCCACTCTACGATCTAGCGGTTGTGAACATTGCTCACTATCGCAACAACGCTGATCTTGAAGAAGCAGGCTTTATCACAGGCCAGCCTACCCTTCACCTTGACACAGGCGACACAAGCCCAGAAGAGTTTGCACAGCAGAACCCGAATGGTGTCCAGCTAGGCTCACGTCAAGGCATCGTTACCCAAGGCGGTAACGTAGAGCTGGTTCAGCCAGAAGAGCGTAATCTGCTTACCAATCTCAAGCAGCAAAAAGAACAAGAGATGATCGGCATTGGTGCACGAATTGTCCAACGTGGTGCAGCCAACGAAACAGCCGAAGCAGCACGAATTAACGCCTCTGCTGACGCATCAGCCTTGGATCAGGTCGTAAACAACCTCTCAGACGCTCTCACAGAAGCTCTGATGGACGTTGCACTGTTCTTTGGGCTACCCGTAGGGAACATCTACTATCGACTCAACACGCGCTTCTGGGAAGAAGAGCTGGACAGTCAAGAGATGATGGCTCTGATCCAGTTGGGCGACACGGGGGTCATCTCCCGTCGCGCACAGCGTGAGAGCATCCGTCGTGGTCGTGTCTTGATTCCTGAAGACATGAACGACGAAGACTTAGACGCGGAAAACGCACTTCTTTAATGGCAGAGCGCTTTTTAGTTGAGTCTTTCACCCGTCGGCAGGTATTCTTACAGCGGCTTGCCAACGGGATGTGGGAAGATTTACGGCCAAGCCTTGACAAGATTCTGACAGAAGTTCAGACACGTCTTCGGCTTGCAGACACAGAGATTCGCCAGCACAACCTGAC